CAGGTCAGCCAAGAATACCTAATTGAACAGATTCAGCACCAGAACTTCCGTAGCAATGGTGGCTCTCTTGACCTAAACTTCAACCACCCCGTCAAAGAGTTAATCTGGACTGGTGGGCAAAGTTCGGTAACTGGTCTATTTGGTATCCTACCGGGTGCCTCTGCTGATTACCTTATGCCCGACTTCTATGCTGACTGCGAAACCCCTGGTTTCAATGCCACTTACCAGCTCAAACTTAATGGACATGATCGCATGTCCCTAAGGCCTCTTGAATACTACACCAAACAGCAGGTATACGATTACCACACTGGAACACCAGTTGGATGTGGCGACTCTTACACCACTGCTTGTGGCCAGTGTTGCATGGGTAACCTAGACTTCCTCAAAAATCGTGCCGCTGTTAATGCACCCAAGGAATTGAAAGCCCGGGGCAAGAGTGGGTGGAAAAAAGACTGGTCCAACAACCCGATGGCGGACGAACAAATTGATAAGGGGAATTTCTGGGAAGCTCAGGGCAAACATGGTTCGTTCCCTCAGGCATACTACGCTGTTGGTCCGGGTCAAGCTGCTACTGCTGCCATTGCTGTTTACTCGTTCGCCCTCAAACCCGAGGAACACCAGCCGAGTGGCACTTGCAATTTCTCGAGAATTGACAATGCCCAGCTTGTCATTAACGGATACCCTTCGCAGGGCAACAGTGGTTCTAATTGCTGCTGCGACAGCTATGATGTCTATGCTGTTAACTACAATGTCCTTCGTATCATGAGTGGTATGGGTGGCCTTGCTTACAGTAATTAAAGACAAAGTTATTAATTAAGTAAATCTTATTTTTTTCTTTTTATTTAAAATTATATAAATATAATTATATACTATAATATAATTATATGGCGGGTGGTCTATTACAATTAGTTGCGAGTACAGAATCTCCACAAGATGTATACTTAACAGGTAATCCAGAAATTACTTTTTTTAAAACAGTATTTAGAAGACATACAAATTTTGCAATGGAATCAATTCAATTAAGTTGGCAAGGGTCTAATTCATTAAATGGTCGTGTATCTTGTATTATTCCATTATTGGGTGATTTATTGGATAAATTATATTTAAATATGACAATGGAAGTAACATCATCTATTAAAAATGGAAATGAAATTTCACCTATTTATAATCCAACACATACTGTTATTGATACAGTTACATTAAATATAGGTGGAACACAAATTGATAGACATACAGGTAATTGGTTAGAAATATGGAGTCAATTAACAGAAAAAAATAATGTTGGAGCAATGGGAAATATTACAACAAATCAAGGAACAAAATATCAAATGTTAACAAAAAGTGGAGGAAATATTTATTATTTTGATGAAAGTATAGAACCAACTATAATTGATAGAGATACATTATCAACAACTGTTAAATTTGATGCTTATGTTCCTCTACAATTTTGGTTTTGTAGAAATACGGGGTTAGCATTACCTCTGATTGCTTTACGAGTTCATGAAGTTGAATTAGTTTTACAAATTAATACAGATTGTTTATTAGAAAATTCTGTTGATAATAGTGGTATTAATTTATTAAATAATACATTATGGGGGGAATATATATTTCTAGATGAAGATGAAAGATCTAGATTTGCTACTTCAGCACATGAATATTTAATTGAACAATTAAATTATAGGGTTTTCCCAATAAATGGTCAATCAATAAATTTAAATTATTTAAATCATCCGGTTAAAGAAATAATATGGACCGGAGCTATTAACAGTATAAATGGATTTTTTACACAATTACCTGGTGGCTATTATGATGATTCATCTTCAAATAAATATAAACCCAATAATAATATTAGTTATAATATATTACTTAATAATGCAGATAGATTTTCTCCTAGACCGTTGGAATATTTTACACAACAACAAATATATGAATACCATACAGGAACACCAATTCAAATGACTGCTGAAAGTATAGAAAATGGTTTTAGTATTGGTAAATCATATCAAAACAATATAGCTGTATATTCTTTTGCTTTAAAACCAGAAGATATGCAACCAACTGGTTCTTGTAATTTTACTAGAATTGATGATTGTAATTTAGTTATACATAATTTATCTGATACGACCGAGAGAATAATAAATGTTTTTTCAACTAATTATAATGTAATAAGAATATGTAATGGTATGGCAGGTATTTTGTATTCTAATTAATCATCCCATATATTTAATCCAATATTTCTTTCAATAATTCGTTGTTTTAATTTTTCATTTGTATTTTCTAAATTTTTCAATCTTAGTAGTATTTCTAATAGGATCTCGTCCTTATAATTACATGTATTATCTATAACTTGTTCCTCTATAACTTGTTCCTCTATAACTTGTTCCTCTATAACTTGTTCCTCTATAACTTGTTCCTCTATAACTTGTTCCTCTATAAATTGTTCCTCTATAACTTGTTCTTCTTCAATATCTTCTATAACTATATTATCTAATAGGTTTTCGTATAAACTAGTATCAATTAAAGGTTTTCTGTCAATCATTGATTCAATTGTTTTGTCTATTAATAATTCATCTTTACTTAATTCTTTTGGTAGATCAAATGTTATTTTTTCCATTAATATATAAATATATTATGTAAAATATATAATTATAAAAATATATACTTAAAAAAATAAATACACAATATAATAATTATCAATGAATAATGGAATACTTAATTTGGGTAATACGTGTTATATGAATTCTATACTTCAATGTATATCACACTTAAATTTTTTAGATACAAATAATATACCTTTAATAGAAGAATGTTCAATGGTTAAAGAAACAAATGATTTTAAATTATTAGAATCATGGTTTAAATTAAATAAATCATTAAAGAATAAAAATGAAAAAGGATATGTTAATCCCCGAGAGTTTTATAGATTGTTTAGTGATAAAGTAAATGATAGTGAATATTATTTTGAAAATTTTGAGCAACAAGATGCCGCCGAATTTATAACAATATTGTTTGATTTATTACATAAATGTTTAGAACATAAAATTAGTTTTGATATTTCGGGTAAAATTAAAAATAATTATGATAAAATAGCAGTAGATAGTATTAAATATTGGAAAACTTTTTTTGAAAAGGGTTATTCTAATATAATAAAACAGACATACTCACAATTATTAAGTGTAACAAATTGTCCAAATTGTGAATATAATACAACCAATCATGATCCAATTCAATATATATCATTACCAATAAAACAAAACAATATTAATATATATACATTGTTAGATAATTATACAAAAATAGAACAATTGGATAATAATAATAAATGGGTATGCGATAAATGCAAAATGGATGTTAATCCACGTAAAAGAATAATGTATTGGAAATTATCTGATATATTAATAATTCAGTTAAAATTATATAATAACAATATGAATAAAGTTAATTATAATTTTGATTATCCAGAAATTTTAGATATGAATAATTATTGTATAAATTATTATAATGATAATTTAAATTATCAATTATATGGTATTAGTATTCAAGGTGGATCAATGAATGGTGGACATTATTATTCTATATGTAAAAGTGATGAACAATGGTATAGATATAATGATGAAAGTGTAAATGAAATAAGGAAAGAAGATGTTTTTAATAAAGTACCATATTGTTTATTTTATAAAAGAATTTAATTTTTTTTTAGATTTTTTCTTATATGATTTCTTTTTCTTTTTCTTTTTCTTTTTATTTTTATAGGTTTTCTTTTTTTTCTTATATGATTTATTTTTAATAATTTTCTTTTTATAAACTTTCTTCTTTGTTTTCTTTTTAGTTTTCTTTTTAATTAACATATCAGAGAACTTATATCTACCACCAATTTGTATATTATTAGGTAATGGCATTTATAATATACAAATATATTAATTAATATATATCTTCTTCATTATCCAATGAATTATGTTCATCTATATCACCATTATATGGATCTTTATAATCACATATTGAAAAAATAAATTCATTAAATGGATAACTACTATCTTTATTATTATTAAATAGAGATATGTTCAAAGATTTAAAAATATCTTGAAAATTAAAATACATTGAAATAATTTCGTCATTATTAGTAGATGAAAAATGTTCAAAATAATCAATTAATTTATCATCAAATTTGTAATTATATTTAGTATGTGGTGTTACATATTCAGAGTATATAAATAAATTAAAATGTTTATAATATGTTTCATCATCTATAAATCTATCTAAATTTTCATTTGTTTCAATCCAATTGAGTAAAATTTCAGATATATATTTAAATATAGTATTGTAATCAATATTA